CGTGAAGGTATCGGTAGCATGGAAGTGTAAATAATTGCCTTTTTTTATCCTCCATCCAAAATTAGGAACATCATGGAATAGAATTACTGGGCAAAAATTATAATCACCGAACTTGTAAATATTACCCGCCTCACAAATTATAATCCTATCATCCTCTACCCCCACTTTTTTAATTTCTTTTACTAAAAATTCACCTACATAAAAAATACAATCTGTTTGCGCAAATAAAGAACGAATCAAGGCTGATTTAAAATGATCCGAATGAATATGTGTCATTAGTACCACTTTTATATCGCTTATATTTATTGCATCTTTGAGCGTTTTAAGTGTTATTCCCGCATCTATCATAATACACCTATCAAAAATAATAGCGTTCCCACTAGACCCAGTCTGAATTATATTAATCATTTAGTACACCGTTAATCGTATGCTCTAAGTTATTTGCAATGACGTAAGTGTCGTATGCTTTTGCGGCATCAATTGCAGTTGAAAAATATCCTAAATGAATTTGTTTGTAATTTATGGAAATATAAGCTCTAAATTTTTCCTTAAATTTACCAACACCCCTGAAACCAGTAGTGTTATTCCTTTGTATCAATCTAGTGTTTCTATTTTGAATTGTTTGACTAGCCCATCTGCAATTATGTTTTTCATAGTTTCCATATGGATTAATTCTGTCTAATGAAAGACATTTTTTATAAGAGAGGGACATGTCTTTTATAAAGTTTTCTATATTCATCCATTCTTCGCATACGGCCACGCCTTTAGCCCCATATAATTTATATGATTTGCTATTTTTGTTGTTACATCTTTCTATCATTGAATACCACGTGCTTGATAATACATGATTGGTCAATCCGTGCATATTCTTAGAGCATCCACATGTTTTAGTGTGTCCACTATTGATGTGACTTGTATCACATTTAAATTCTTTACCACACGCACATAAGTATATCCCATGTCTTTTTTTGTAATTAGATTTTTTAGTAGGGTATAACATCCCCAAATCTTCTATTAATACTGGTACTTTAAATTCTTGATTGTTTAACATTGAGGCCCTCCAAGGCATAAAATTTTGATGAAGTCGGCAAGCCTTGGAGGGTGTAGCACCGACCTCAGCAAAACTTTCTACACTGGCATTATAGCAAATATTGTTTAAATATCTGCTATGCTGAATGGTTTTAAATGTCATCTAAGTTAACCGAGGTCACATTCGTTGTATTTTCGTTGACCACTTCCGCATCATCAAATGTATCTTTCTGAATTATTTTAGGCTTGTCTGATTGTCGCACATCTTGCTTAGTATCCCAAGCCTCGTCCTCATCGATCATGCCTCCCAAGTCCTCCACAAAAGCTTCACGTAGACCACGCATTAGTGCTACTTTCTCGACCATCGTTGCCCCTTTAGTAGCCCAATTTGAGTTAAGCATACCGTCATTTTCCTTTTGCGCTACCTCATCGAACGAGACAGTAATATACACAGGGTGACCCCAATCTTTGCGGTATACTTTAGCCCATCCGCCTACAAGTGCTTCATCTTTCATTTTAAAAGTTCCGTTGCGCTCCTCAATTGCTCCATCCGCACGCAATACGATAATGCCCTGCTCTCTGCCGTCAAAAGATTTATTTGTGATAGCGCGCTTTAGAATTGCATCTTTTCCTACAACCATCTGCGCAGGCTGTGAACCGAACTTGATTAGATATGCTTCTTTCAAGAACGGGTTAAGCTTTCGCACCTTGCACAGTTCGGTAAACATCTTGAACTCTGGCAGAGTGATTTGAGCGTTACCGCTAACAATGTAATCCTGCACTATCTTTGGCGTGAGCTTGATTTCCGTATCGTCGATCTTGTACGATACTAGCATCTTCTCTTGTTGTGTCTCGTTACTCATACTTTACTCCTATTTGTGCAAAAAACTCTTTGCATTGTTTTAGCTGGGCTTTTGTTGCGTATACTGAAAATGTGCATTTATAAACCATCTCCCCTTCAGCAATCGGTTGCGGTTCACGCACTGGCTCAGGGATAAAATCTGACACAGTTTCCATTGCTTCTACTTCAATAGCTTCGTTGCGTTGCTGCTGTGCTTCTGCTTGACGTTCTTTGCGTTCTATTTCCAGTCTTGCCCGCTCTTCGTTTTGTGCTTTGATCTGCTCCTCGCGTTGCACTTCGATATTTGTTTCCGATATTGCACGATTAAGATCACGGCTCATCTGGAACTTTGCAAGTACTCGCTCTTTGTTTTGAAGCGTTTCGATTGTTGTTAGGCTCATGCTTATAGTATCGAGATACTCGTCAATTTCAGCTTTTATAGATTTATCTGATTTTGACTTTATGATTTTTAAGCCGAGATTGTCGAATGCCACAAACTCGTAATCATTGACTTCATTAAAATACTCTTTTATGCCGTCAATCTTTGCAGATAAAATTCTATCACCTACTACTGATGCAAGGCTTTTTAACTGTTCATCTGCGCCCTTAAACAGCGATGAAATAAGCTTTTTATAGTCATCCTCGAAGATATTGTAATCTTTCATAATTATTTCTTTAACCATCTTACGCTGATTTTCCAGATCGTTAAAGTCTTTTGTTAGATCAGCTCGTGTTCTCTTAATGAGAGAAAGGTTGTCTTCGGTTGCTTGTAGCGATTGGATATCTAGTGACGCTATCTTCTCTTCAACGCCCTTGCTGATTGACTGCAGCATTTCATAAACAATGATCGGCTTTTGCTTTACTTCTACCGCTTTTGAGATATCGATCTCTACTATTTCCGCTTCTATAACTTTTTTCATCTCTTCACCCCTCGTATTTGTTTTTAGTTCCTGAGTTTTCACCCCAGCGTCGTTGTGACTTTTTATATAGCAAAATAATGCCGACTAGATAAACCGTGACTGCCGTAACTACTAATGCCATCTTAGCCCCTGAACTTTAACAGTGTTGCGAACTCTGCGACTGTGCATTTTGGATGATGTCTTAGCACCATCTGCATGAATTTAATGTTTTTCATTTTGTTTCTCCTCTAGTAAAAAGTTCATATCATATTCAATATTATTATATTGGTCATATAAGATATCTTCCAGCTCCATCCAAAATATATGTCCTTCTTGCGAGTCCTTCCAGTTAAACGCATTGTCTATATCTACATCTCCACCGTAGCAGTTGAAATCAGGATCCGCACTAAAGTTATTCACAAACTTATCATAAGCATGATGCTCTTTTAGAAATTCAGATAGCTTCATCATTTTCTCCTAGCGTGATTGTCTTTAAAAACTCGAGCACTTCTTCGTAGCGGTCTACATGCTTGTTTTCCAAAGAGATATGGAAGCCTGTACCCTCGTCTACTTTGAGTGTTGAATCGTTCCCGGGCGTTGTGTATACGCTCACATAAATACTACTATATTGAGACTGGCAGCAAAGCATATAGCCCTTGTGCCTGCAAAATCTTCGTAGCTTATCGTTCATATCATCTTCTGCATCTTTAAACTCTCTTAAATTCATAGTGAGTCCTCGATGTATTGTAAGATAAGTTCGCTAAAGTCGTAGCCGTCCACGTTTTTAGATCGCGTTTTGATACTATTTAAAATATCAAACACCTCATCCATTTCACCCTCTATTGAAGCAATAAAGTTTTCATACGCCGCATCTTGGTTGTCTATTCGCTTATAGTATGTATTTAAATCTGCATCTACTCTGCCCATCCTATCTCCCTTATTTTATGGTGGCCTTAATGACCAAGAATTTTGAGAAACTAATCTCACCATTTTTCTTTTTGTAATCTTCCCACGCGGCCATTACTTCTTTTCGGTCGGCCTCGCTGAAATAAACTGTTTTGTTAAACAAGTTTGTTTTTGTCTTTGACAATGTTACTCCTTTTAAATATCTCAAAGCAAAAATGCTCTGTTATGGTAATTGTAAGTATATATTGCTTAAGAGTTTATTAAAATATAAGTATGTTTTAAAATTTGGTCAGGGAGATGAAGCCTGACCGCAAAAGGAGTTTAAGGAGGAAAAGAGTGATCGCCCAAGTGGGCTGGTGGTATTATAGCATAAGTTTATAATTAGTAGCTGTAAACTATGCCTGCACCCGGCCGAGTGTCTAAGTGGATAAACCTAGAGTTGCCCTTCATGTTTACACCTATGCCCGTGAAGCCGTGCTTGATAGCTAGTCTTATGATTGGATAGGCTTCGACAGAATTACACGCTATATCGCAGGCCATGCCCTCTGAGTGATGCCCCGCTTTTGCCTTCTTTGCTTCGACCGGGTGCGAAGGGTCTCGATACCCGCTGGTGATGCTCATGCTCTTTCCGTATTCGGTACGCATTGCTTGGAGCTTTTGCATAAATGCTTCTTGCATTTCGTTTTTACCTGTGTGCTTGCAGTCAAACTCTGCTTTAGTAAAGTTCTTTAATTTTGTCCAGTCTATCATTTACACACCTCTTCAGCTTTTCTAAGTCGGGCGATGCACAGTCTAAGCTCTACAACAAGCTCTGTGTAACTCGATTGGTTGCTGTCGCATACCGTGGCAGGAGTAACGCACTTAACGGGTACTAGCACCTCTAAAGGGACGTCTCTATACTCTATGCGCTTTTCTACGCATCCGCTAAAAGCCAGCAGCGCGGATATCATCAAGAAGTATTTTAATATCTTTGCAATCATCCGATTTGGCCTCCTCTATCTTTATAACTTCTTTGTAGAGAACTTCACGCGGTCTTGCTCTCCATTTTTCCAGTTCTTCGACTTTCGTGATGTAGTCGTTAGAAACTAGCTCGATTGCTTTGTTTTGCTCGAGCACTGCGCCTTTTAAATTTAGCGCGTTCCCTTTGCAGTCTATAAGTTTTTCTCGGTTTTCTACGAGTTCCGAGGTTAGACTTCTTACTTTGCGGTCGTAGTTATAGCAGACCGAAGCGACCAGTAGTGACACGGCTAAAATTATCGCCAATTGAAAGTTAATCATTTCTCCACCGCCTGTGTAGTTGCGTTTCTGAGAAGTACCCCGATAATAGATACGACTATGAAGATGCCTCCATAAGTGTTTCCAAGGGCATCTTGCAAAAGGTGTAGGTTTAGCTCAAGCGCGCCGATAATTCCTATGCCGATATTAAACCAGTGTGTCTTACTTTTGTACCATTTTTTCATTTTACACGGCCCTTTAGATAAGATATCTGATTGTCACTTTTTTCTATCTGCATCGACTGTTGATGCTGAATTAAAGATATGTTTGATTATACTGTTTTTATGTCTGTGACGCGGACTTCATTATAAACTGCATAAGATGAAGCTACACCTACCATGACAAATATAAGAGTTTTTAACAATGAAGGGGGTATCCCGCCTGATATTGAGGCTTCTATTTTATCTGATCTGAGCGCTGATGATGAAGTATGATACTGAAGCTCTTGTCTAAGTGAGCGGACATCTGACGAGATCTCGTTTTGTTTCTCAATAGCTTCTTCAATTTTTGAAAGCGTTTTGTTTATGGTTTGGAATTCGAATGCCAACAGGTTGTGATCGCTTTCTAGCTTTGTAACCCTTGGCTCTATATCTACCATGCACTTAACCCTTGAACTGATTTATAATATTTTACTATAATTACTATTTTATAGCAAATTAACTTATGTGTTGCAGTCTATCTATCATCTTTTTAGTTATTACAAACCAATGGCACAATATAGCTTTTTTATTGTGGGAACCAAACCCAGCTAGGGGCTACAGTGTAAACAATGGATATTCTATCCCCGGGCCCAAGTGGAATTTGAAAAGGAGTGCTTGTTAGTATGGGTTGCCCGTTCAATACTATCTGTGTTACTGTACCACCATCAATGGTAACAAAAGCAGGTGATCCAAGATGGTTATAGTAGTCATCCCCAGAAGCTGGGAATGTTGGGATTTCTGCTGGCCTATCTTCATTAAACCCAATATTATTTATAAGTCTCTTAGAGGATGTTGATGCAGATGTGCTAGCATCTATAATCGGAGTAAATACCATGTCTTTTCTAATGTCATTATTTAATATTGCATGTTTAATAGTTAATATATCTATCGTAATCCCGTAGTAAGAAGCATTCATAGTTGTCCCCGTGTAAGCCTCAAAACCAAACCCCCCTCCTATCTTATTATTTTCAATTTGAACATTGTCTGTATTAACTAAATAGACTCCTGATGCGTTAGCAATATCTGCATTAAATCCTGCCCTAGTATTCCAATCTTTAATAATATTGCATGCTACTTTTACCCCAGTGGCTTTTTGCATAACTATCATTGATTTAACATATGTACTAAAAGAATTACCGCTAATAATACCTCCGACCACGCTTGACACAGCGTCTGCGGAAGAGCTCCCAATATATACTGCAGTGTCGGAATTCTCTTGACCTATAAATATATTGTCTTGAATCTCAAGGTTAGGGCATGATTGAGTGCCGCCATTATTATTTGCTCTTACCCCTGCCAGTCTATTCCCATCAAAAAATATTCCTCTTATGAATACAGATAAACACCCAACTCCGTCTTGGGGCTCTACTGAGATACCTGCATTATTATGCCCGCCTACTGTGCCGCCTGAAATTGTTATTACTTCTGCAGCTTTTATTCTAACCCCGGCTGAAGGACCTACATTTTCAGAAATACTTCCTGTAAATGTTCCATAAGTTACAGACCTGAGTGGGGATAAATATCCTCCGAAGTCATTCCCAATTATTTGTATATCAGTTGGGAGGGCAGATGCCTGTGCGGGTAATGCCTGCTGTAATAATATGCTTTCTGATGTGACCTGGAGTTGCGATTCCGCATGGTCAAAAGAACCTCTAAATGAACAATTCTGGACTACGCATTTTGAACCGCCGTTAAATTCCATATTTCGAGGCATATTCCACAGCATGCAATTTCTAACTATAAGCCTCACTGGATTCCATAACTTAAAATGAGAACCAGCGGTGGGCTTATTTATCATAGTGCTTGGGAGTTGCCCGTTTTCATAGCCGCCGTAATCATGATTAAAGAATATGCCTTCCACTATAGTTGACTCTATAGAAGCTGCCCCTATCTCACCGAATACAAACGTATCCCCATAATCAGTTGCTCTATATATCATAGTTCTTACTTGCCCCTCACCTTTGATCGTTAGACCTTGCTTGGTGGAAGGTATATGTATCGTTGAAGAAACTTTATATATTCCTGCTTGAAAATAAATGGTCTTACCTGCATCTAATGTCATTGCATTAATTGCGTTTTGAATAGCTACAGTATCATCTGTTGCTAAATCACCCTTCGCTCCAAACCATTTTACATCAACTATTCCTATATGCTGTCGAACCCAGTACCCGCTAACACCTGCAAATACAGTACCCCCGTTAGCAGTACTAGTGGCGCTCCAGATGAAAGTTCCGCCTCTGTCTAAGTCTTTTACTATTGCAGACTGATACCCATTTGGGATTGTTGCCAAGTCTTCTACGCTATTTACCGTGGCTATATCGGACTGCCAATCAATACTTGTTGCGCTTGGAGTTTCCGTATTATTATCTGTTTTGCTAATAAATGGAACACCCCCAACAGAAACTATAGATCCTGTGTTGTATTCAGTATCGTTAGTTGCAGGGTCTTCCCATTCCCATGTACCGTCATTTTTGGTCTTATTTGCTGCGGCAAAGAGCTGTTTAAAAAGTTCATTATGCTCAGAAGCTGTTGGGGTTTGGCCCGTTAAATATCCATCGCTCGTTAAAGAGGCTGGTATTGGTATTGTATTTGTGTCATTTATGTCAAACTTGCCGAGTTCTGGGTTGGCCATTTATTTCTCCTGTTTATGTAAAATTATAGCATATCTACCAAGGGGTAACATACGCACTTGTGTCATAGGGGGCCACATCATAAGTAAATGGTGTTTCAGATACGGTGGTGCCTATGTAGTCGATGTTGACCGTTAATGAATTATATCTTAGCGCATATTCTACAATAGCCTTTTCTGTAATATCTAAATCTTTTTGAACTATAATGCCAAATTTTGAAGCAGCATTTGAGAAGTACGATTTAACCCCTGTGAGGATAAACACAATATCCTCCCATTCTTGTATCGTGCCCCTAAAATTAATGCCTTTTGCAAACACTCTTAATATTTTAGAGTATTCAAAATTCGACATAGGTCTATAAGAGCCTGCTAGTTCCCCATAAGGAACGCTGTCATATTTTGATAGATCATAAGTAAAGATAGTTGGCAGTCCGTCGATTGTTTTTGGCACGAATGGGCGGGGAAATGCGCCTAACGTTTTTCCTATTTCATCGAGTATAAACCCATACTCGCTATCTAAATTGTTAACGTCGTTAAGAATCGTCAAGGATGATGAACCATACGCGGCTAGAAAATCAAGAACATTTTTAAAATTTGTAGAGTTTCTAAATTTTGGCGTAATTCTCAGGTTGTGATCGATCATACAATACTCACCAATAGGTTGTTAGTGATAATTATTTGATAAAAATCTGGAACTATATCGAGCACATCGGCGTCCAGTAAAATATCTACCGAAGTTACGCCGTTAATGAAACATAAAGCTTCTAACCTCTGAATAAAAAGCGTTTCGCCTATTCCCAAATTGTCCACGTAATCAATAACATTTTGAATTATCTGCCCTTCGCCTGAAAATATGTCGAAAGTTGAATCTGCTGTATAAGAAATGGTTATTGCTACTGATACCTCTGAAGCTCTAGTAAACTCAATAATGTAATTTTGTCCTCGCAGAGATGGCGTTACAGATTGTATATCACCGTAGCTTGGGTTCCCGTTTTGGGTGAATTGATATATCGTTCTAGCCACTTCTTCCTCGTTCCCCCCGTAAACAACCGGGGCGAAATATCGGGCGGGGACTAAGCCATACATTACAGCGTCGGTGTTGTTATCTACGACTCTTGCTTTTGCTACGCCTGCGAGACTTGTGAGCGCAAAGAATAAGCCGTCCTTGATATGAGTTAATTCGGTTCCGACTAAGCCTATGCGCTGTCTTAGAGATGCATCTGATTCTACAACATAGCCGATGATTCCGCTCGCCGTATTTGTGGCAGTGGTGACGCCTGCAATAGGAGTGACTAAGGACAAGGATAATGCAGGGCATATAATGCTGTCGAAATTCACGGATTGCACAGATACCAAAGCCACACCATCAGCTATTACTGCTTGATACTGAGTCGTGAATATCTCGTCATTAGCTGAACTGGTAAACTGTGTCCCTTGCGTGATTGTAGTTCCATTATCGCCTGTGATTGATATAATTGCAACGGTCGGGATATTCGTGCGACGATACACGCCTTTTCTTTCTGCGACTAAATCGAGGTTGGCGCCGCTTGCTTGGATGGTAGTATTGATAAACGCGTTAGCTATGTCTTGATCGACCCGTGCTTCAACTTCGCTTTTGATTGCGATAAGTTCCCCCCCTGCGCTAGATGGTGCTACATCAAAGTCGCCCGTCTTTTCACTCCAAAGAACTGAATTGTCTGATACGATTTGTTCTAGTGTTCTAAGTTCTATTCCATTTTCTGTAATGACTGCCATTAGATTTCCTGACTGAAGTTTTGAGATTGTCCATTGGTTGCATAAACATCAAACGATATTAATAGTTCGCGCTGTGCAGTTGTCGTAATTTGAAAGTTTTTTATAGATTGAAAGTATTGTAATTTTGATATTTTATTATAATAGATTGATTCTATGTCCGTTGCATCTACGTCGTTAATTCCGAGTAAACTCTGCTCGTATGGCATACCCATCCGCACATCATAGGGGAAGTCGCCCTGCCATGTGTGGAGTAGTAACCTGACCTGCTGAAAAAGGATATCGCTTTCTAGAGTAAGCTTTTGCAGGGGCAGGGCAATATCGAAACTATCGTCTACTAAATAATCGGTCACTTCTACTCCTTAAAGCTATCTATGTCAGATTTTAAACTTGAAAGTTCAGCCTCTATTATAGCAAAATCAGCGGCATTGTTGGGAACGGTTGTAGGCTGGCCTATATTCACAGTTGTTACTGTCAAAACTTGCAACGCCGCGGCAGTATCTATAAGCTGTTGTAATAGATCAGATAAGGTAGTTATTAGCTCTGCTGTGTCGTTGTGTATCTTTAGCTTAGTGACCTTCAGTGTGGTAATGTTTGTGAGCTTAAGGGGCTTTGCTAGCGTGTCTAAGCCGACTAATGCAAACGCATTCTCTAAACCAAAATTAAACTCACTAGATATTGCATTGCCACTTATCCAGTCTAACGCACTGTCTTTCGTGAAACATAACAAAATCTTATCTCCTACTTTAAGCGGGAACTGTAAATATTCGCCCGACCCCTGTAGTGTGAACACGGGCACGTCTGGAAGAGTTGCGTCTCTTTGAGGCAAGTACACATCAACGCTATTCTCGTTTAAGGCGCTTATCTCTCCGTATGTGGAAGTCTCCATCATCTTTTTTAAGTCGTTTAATTTGCCATCTATAAGTCGCTCTAAACCGTCATAATTCATCGTAAGAATATCCCTGTAACGTAAGTTTTCGCGACCGCTTCTGTAAAATTGTCTATCTCGTTCACGACCTCTATAACCTTATAAACACCCTCCCCTAGAAATCGGCTCTTTGTCGGCCGGTTCGTGGATAAGTTTCCAAAAGCTTGATTGTAGCTTTTTGCTTTGAGCGTGATACTTGTACCTATCTTGATGTCATAGCGCGCTAACATTGTAGCTCTGCACCCGGCTTCGTTGAGTTGTGGGGGTTCTAAGAAACTTGTGATCTCTGTATTTCTGCTAAGGGCTATGTTTCGAGGTAGTGCGTTAAGTTTACCGTCTTCTATAAATATATCAGATTTTGGCGTGCAGTCTTGAATAAGTTTTTTGATGTTTTCGAGAACATTGCCGTCATACAATATTCGCTTTAAAATTGACTTATCCCCGCAGCCGTTTTTGATAGCTTGAAAGTCAAAAGCATTGAGACCTGTTCCTTCTAACGATTGCGAAAGAAGATCAACTATTGTTGCGCGGGTATCTCCTTCTTTTGTTTCGACCTTTGCCGTTTTACGAAGTGCATTATATCCCTCATTCGCGTAAATATTTGTTTCCCATGTTCCAAGTTTATAAATACTGCGCACGTTTACGAGATCACCTGTATAAACCAAGTTGTCATCTACCACTACATTGACTAAATATAAAGAAAACTTATCATCATCATAAATCTCTGTTAAGAAAGCAAGGCTATTTTGAGATAAGTTATAGATAGTTATGTTTGCAATATTCGGGCTTGCAGATATAGTTTTGATAGTCTCTACTTTTATATGCAGGTCTTTTAAAATATATGTTTTACTCTGAGAAGATACAGTGACAACAATATCCCGCGTGCTAAATTTAGCCATCAAGAACCGCCGAGAATGACGTGATGTTTGATATGTTTCCGTAGCTTGCATTTATGCTCGAAGCAAAATATACGCCCCCGTAGTCATACCCTGTGACTACTTTGTTGTGCAGTCTGATTAAGCTTCCACCTGCGCTGTAAAGATCGAAGTAAAAATAATCTGCGCTTGTATTATATTTAAATCGCAACTCATATTTTGCGGTTTTTATAGAGTTGTTCGTATAGCTCTTATCTAGTTTTATACTTATCATAATTAACTCCATGCCCCGATATCAGACGAAAAAAATGCTGTTGCTCGGATGGCTTCGGCATTGTCTTGTTTTTCTAAGATCGATATATTTATCAATATTCCCATTTTTGAGCTTTCGGAATAAGAAAAATTCACGCAATAGTAATTTTCATACTTTGCATATTTTGTTTTGACCGTTACTAACTGCCCTTGATTTGCATTGTTCTCTAGCTTGGATAGTTGCTTCTTGACCTGCCCTTCTACTAAATTAAGTCCTGTTGCGTTTGCAAGAGATGCGAATACCCGTGAATCAACTACGCTTTGGGGATTGTCTGTAATCCATGCTTGGAACGTAACGGCAATAGGCATTTGGTGCTGTGCGTCTGAGATATTGAAGCCCTGCTCTACCGGGTGCTGCGTGATGGTGCGTGAGTTGGTAGGGGTTACTGCAGTTATCCCGTCAACTTCAATAGTGTCTGTGCCTATCGTTATGCTGGATGATATAAGGCTTGATAGTGAAAAGATAGCCATTAATAGCCTCCGCGCTGTGCTGATTTGTTCATTTCTTCGTTAAGGACTCTCCGCACCTCTTCGCCTACTGCTATCGGATCTTTTGCCCCGTCTACCGTAATAGATATCTGATTGTTGTTTGTTGTTTGCATTAACGCCTTCGCCTGCTCGCCAAAGCCTAATGATGCTTTTATGTTTCCTGTGATGTCATCTAAAGACGGCATCTTGAAACTTGGCATTTCAAATTTTGGCATTTCAAAGGTTAGAGTTTCTGTAACTAATTGTTTGAGTTCATTCCATTTCTTAATTAAGCTCTCAATTCCTCTCGATGCCATTTCAAACATCGCTTTATAGCCCTTAATTGACATTTGGATTAATTCATATTGAGTTCTTTGCGGGGTTAATAGCGCATAAAAACCTGCCTTTGCATTTTTTGCACCAATCCCTATGTCATCAAAAAAGGCACCGATTGTTGATTTTTCGCCTTGCATGAACGATGCCATGTCTTTAATTGCATTTTTAATTCCTAATATTGTCTGTCTGGCATTTTCTGCTCCGATGCCAGTCCAATCAAAGAAGTCTCCAATAAAAGATTCTTTGCCCGTCAAGAAAGAAAGAACTTCGTTTAGGGCTAATAGCAATGCCCCTACCACTACAATAGCAGGAAGCATTGCGATAATCATTTTTGCTCTTAATGCAATAAATGCGGCACCTAGCACTATGAGAGCGTTGTCTGTTCCCCCGAGCACTGAGGACAACATCTCAAATTGATTATAAGCTGTATGAATAAAAGCAAATACCACTTCCCCCGCCTTAACAACAGCATTGACGATAGACGTAATGACCTTTGATATTTTAACCATGTTTTGGGAAGCAAACTTATTAAAAGCTTCTATCGCCGGGTTAATCGTGTCTTTTAGCATCTTAGCGCTTACTTGATCGAGCATGCCCCCTACTCTTGACGATGCCCGTTGCCATCCACTCATAAAGTCTTGACTGCTTTTTAACATTGCAGGCGTGTTTATCATGCCGAGGGCTTCAGCTTCTTTGCCTAGTGCTCCTAACCCGTCTTTACCATGTTGTAGAGTCTGGAGCATATTCTGAGATATACCCACGCGGGACATAAGGTCTATTGCTTGCTGTGATCCCATACCCTTCACGCTCTCTGCTATGTCGCGCAAAAGATCGCTTGTATTTTCATACTCCGCAGGATTTACTCCAAGTTCTCCCCATGCCTGAAAGTCACCACTTCCTCGAAGCATCTGCTCTTTAGCTTTGGCGAGGGATTCAAGCGAGCTCGTAACGTCTGCCATTGTAGCGCCGTTGTCTTCTGCAGCAAAGGTTAACTTTTGGATGTCTTGAGTGGTAGTGTTGATGCGCTGTGATGTTTTTAAGAGTGCGTCGGTTGTTGTTGCGTAGTTCTTGCCGAGTGCGAAGATAGCAGTTGATGCGGCAGCAATTGCGGCGGTTGCGACTGCGAATGCTTTGATAGATTTGTCAATAGATGCGTTTAGGTTTGAGAAGCCTAATTTGTCCCAGTCCAGCGAAACGCCGTAAATTAATTCGTCAGCCGCCATGTTCCCGCCTTGTTTTACTGAATTATAGCATAATCAAGACTCGCTGAAAATGCCTTTCAGTTGATCTTCTGAAAAGCCCATATTCGCAACGCTTCGAGCGGGTACGCCTGCAAGTTTATTTCTTACCTGTGCGGTGTCTTGTTTACTGGCCTTGTTTTTGATCTGCTTGTTTTTGAACGACCATACAGCCTCAAACCTTTTAAAGTCCAGATATTCCATATTTAAAAATTCGGTGTAGGTGATTACGTTTTCCATCACCAATACAGAAACTCTTAAAAAAAGAGGAGTCATATCATGCTGACAGAAAAACGCTAAGGCCTCTTTATCTTCTGCACTCGCTGAGGCTTTCCCGCTGGTTCGTCCCCGTCGCTTCCAAATATCCAGGGTACAATTGTTCCCATATCCCCTATTAACTTCATCCGATACGCTTCATTTACTTCTTGAAGATTATTCCCTGAGTCGTCTAAATAGCAAAGAAGCACTATCTCTTCACCATACTCGTCTACAATATCGATCATTTTTTCTTGTGCGGCTTTCTTGTCTTTTGCCATCATCGAAGGAGTGAGCGAAAACAGGATCTTGTCCAGCCCCTTCAACTCTTTGCCCATCATTTGGTTTTTTGATTTTAATCTCATTTTCTGCCTTTTATTTGATTTGGAATTATAACACATAGTTTTTATAGATGCAGGTTGTCAAAGAGCACTGATATTTATTAATACCCTATCTCTTTTATTTTATCTCTTATTTTTTTCTCAAGACATAAAAGTTTTTGTAATTTTGTAAATTTTCTAAATTCTTCCTCTGAGGCTACACTATTGGAAGGCATAAGAACTATCCTCCCATCTATTCTTCCTAAAAACATGACTTTCCCATCTGCGTCGGTATGCTCACTTTCTACTTCTAATTTATAAATATTCCGACTAAACGGCTCTCTAATATATTTTATTGTCTTTTCCATCTTTTTATCCTTTTTGTTTATTTTGTATTATAACACATCGCTTTGTTTTAAATACTCAACCCAACCCAACCAAAGCAATTCAAACTTTTTAGGGTGATCGTTTTTCATTTTATTTAAACCTTGCGGGGTTATGCCTATGTGTTTAGCTAATGCTGTTTTAGTTGGTTTCATCTATTTTATTCAACAAATTTAATCAATTTTTTCATTGCGTTTAAAGTTTCTAAATTTCTTTGAATAGAATATTTAAAATTATTCATTAGAATAGGCTCAAACGAATTAACCTCATAATATCCAAGATAATTAGAGTCTACTGTTTTTTGTAAAATTTCTCTATATTCAAAAAATTCTTTAGATAACTTATCATTAATCCCTTTTTCATTATATTTTAATAAGTTCTTCAAATTGTTTTCATCACTTAGAAACCCAATATTAAAATATATTTCTTTTTTAAAAAGTTCTATTGCTAATATGGTCTCTATCTCTGTATTTGTCATCTTCTATCCTTTTGTTTTCTTGTAATAGTATTGTATACAACTATAGTTTAAATAATGCTTAAAATGATAAACTATGGATTAATAAATAAAAAAGATTATGAGGGGTTATGATTGAAGATATACAGAGGAGCCAGCCCCTCTGTGGTTAGATTGCAGCTCGGAAAAGTGAACCCTTAAATGAATACGATATTACTTCCATCTCCGCGTTACCTGTAGTATCGGACATTGCGATTTGCGTACATATAGCCGAGGCCATCCCCGCAGTCATCCCAATTCCGTTATCTCTAACAAGAAGCGGATAAGGCGTCTTAGTCAAGATAAGCGCGTCCAAAAGTACAATTTCAGGGGCGCCCTTTGGTAATGTTATCGTCACGGTAGAAACGATACTACCCGCATCTTCAAGAACATGAACGATATCGCGCATAGAAGAGAACGTGTCCCCGCTCTGCCCGATCTCGTATGTGATTGACGCATCTTTGCTTAAGTTGAAAGCAGAGACAACGCCATAAACGAAACTTAAATCGCCTTTTATTTGTGTGATTGTTTCACTTGCCATTTTTCACCCCTTACTTAATTTCGACTGTGTTAGTAATGAAGTGACCTGCTACGGCTTCATTAAATGAATACTGCCCGACGATCTCACGAAGCAAATCCCCCGCACTAAATGCGATTGAGTATGACTCTTCTCCAGGCTGAATGATCCCGAGGTTCTGCGCTCTCTTAAATACCGGCTTAGTGGCATTTTCAAGAAGTGCAAAGCCTTGGTTATCAATCGTTACTTTCTTCTGGCTGAACAAGTCATAACAGATAGCAGTAAGATTTACTTCCATCCAGATAGCGCCCAGCGAGGTGTCAATAAAGTTGCCAGTCTTAAGTGACATTCCCTCTTTGACAAAAGAGCGCCCTGTGACCTCGTTGGTGCCCGTGTAAACGTTCACGTTCTTGTCCATGAGGAACTGCAACTCTGCACCGCTTAGTGTCGTAGGAACGCTTAGAAGAGGTTTAGCAAACTTGGCTGTTCTTGACCCGATGTTTTGGCCCATCATAACGCCTGCCATTTTGACTGCAAGAGGGTCTGTAACTACTTCGGTATAGAAGAAGGACATATTCCCAACAAGGGTAGCGTTTTCTCCTGTTAGAGAGTCATAAACTGTTTTGTTCACGATTGCAGGGTCTGTCGTGCCTGCTGTTTTTGTCGTAAGATCATTAGTCTCAAACATCATATGGTACGCTTGAGAATATTTAGCGGCCGCCAAACTTCCGTCTGTTACGTGTGCCGACTCTCTAATGTCTGTATCCGCAACAACAACCGCCCATACCAAAGACGGGTCATTCTCAATAAGAGTAAGTGTCCCGATGACGTCAGGATCTGTTCCGTCAAGATCACGAACAGGTACTGCATAAAGATACCCGTTCCCGCCCGTCTCATTGAAATAGCCCTTAGCCATTAGGTAAAATTCGTCCGTATCGGCAAAGTCTGCCCCGACGGCTTCTAAATCTGTGTATAAGCGATAATCTTCTTCAAACGTAAGCACGTCAGAGATCAAGGCAACTGTTCTGTTTATGTCTATGAAATTAGTAGGCGGTTGCTGTCGTACATAAGTAATAACCGCTTGTCTATTTAAAGCCATTGTCTATCCTTGTATTAAATTTAGTGTTGTTGCATAGTCAAGCTGTGTGACGATGGTGCTGTCATAGCTCACTTGGATATCAAACTGATACCCTTCTTTTACATACCCGTTTTGAACCTTTGGAATCGGGACCATTGAACCTACCCCGCGGAAATACAATCCGAGCGCTTTCATATCGTCTTGCCACTTTTGGAAGCCAAAATATAAAGTTCTGGACTCCAAAAATGACCCTGCCCCTCTAACGTCAATCTGTATCTGTGCGAGCGTAATCGGTGCGTGAGATACATTATAAATATCCTCTATCACATCGTATTCACGTTCGCCCTTCGTCAGACTTTCTGTATCGTCATTGAGGATGTAATAACTAACATACGCGTCCGGCTCCGTGAATTGAACCATTGCGTTAATGATCGTAAACGTACTCTTTGAATCTAAGAACGTGTGTAATGCAGAGCGTAAATCTGTCATGCCACCAACTCAGCGAGAAGCTTTTTATAGCCCCCGACTTGTTTCGTGTTGTCTGCGATTACTTTATACGTTCTTGACACATACTCCACTTCATCGTTTACTGAAATATCAGCATCCAAAAAAGTAAATATCTTGACACGTTCTTCGATTCTTTGTCCCTGTGCGTTGTACACTTCCTTCTCGTAATCATCAGGGTGGATATAGGCAGTTATCGAAGTCGTAGCCGCGACTCTAACCTCTCCCTCATAAGTATTCGTTATCGTGTACCTCGTGCGTGTGTAGCTCTGCATAAACTCGATAAAGGCTTCGAAAACGTCAACCATTATTTAGCCTCCACTGAATAAGATACGGAACTAAACATGTGAGTAGAATCTATCAGCGGATTATCCTCACCTTTTCGCGCGATTGTAGAGTCTGCGTTTTTTGGGTCACTGAAGTCTTTTATGGTCTTTCGTATATCCCCCTCGCTGACACTCCCAATCATTTTTAAAAGCTTTTCTTGCTTCATCTTCCCGATGTTATTTCTAAGTATTTTTTTATACTTTTTGTAGTTCTGAGAAAATGCAACTTTCATAAAGGGGCGCTTTGGAATAGTAATACTCTTCCCTTTTTTTGTTTTGTGAGTTGCCCCATAATTGTTCCATATCGCTTTTTCTAGTGCGGTGACCCCTTTCTCTTCAGATGCAGTTTTGCTTGATTTAGCGGGGAACCCTGTTTTAACAATCGCGTTCTTGCCGTCTGCAAAAATATCATTCAGCTTTTTATGACCTTTGATATCAGTTGCTTTAGTGACTCTTTTACCGCTTTTTGTTTTTAGCATGTAAACCCGCCAGATCCGAAGCCCAACGTAATGCGGTTATACATTTGTCCGTAGCTTGTGGAGTTGAGCATACCGCCTAAAGCATCGTTGTCTATGTGGCTGGGGTTATACGAAAGAGATACCCCGTCAACCGATTTAGAAGCTAGAGACTTTGTGCTCTCCCCTATCCCTAAGAACTGTTTAGAGTTGATAGAAATAAAGTGCGCCGTGAGATATTTCAACCCGAGATCAAAGCGATCTCCCAGAACCGACTCTGAGCAAGTCAGCACCGCAACGTCAAGCGCTCTTTGTATTTGAGGGTCTGCTGTTGCAGTAAATTCAGGGAAATATGCTTTGAACTCTGCGATTGTCATTACTCAGCCTTTTGTTTTTTGTTGTAGCTTCTTGGCTCTTCTTTAATCTCTGTACGCTTGATAGTAAAACTGCCATCGCCAACGAGCACTTTAAAGAAAAAGCTGTTCTCGACATCCTTGACTTTGTTGTCAGGAACTTTAGTGCCTTCTTTTGCAGGGGTGAACGCCACCCCCTCTATCGTGATAGCCCTGATTTGTTTAGATACTACTACCATCATTAAGCCTTAGCGTAGTCGCCATAATTCATACCATAGGGTCTACGCACCCAAACTCCGCCAACTTTACATACTGCAGGGACTCTGAAGAAGTTGTTTCTCTCTTGTACATTATTAAACTCAAGCGGTAGAGTCTCTTCAAAGTAAAGAACGTCTTCATCGTTTTTATAAGCTACTGCGCGCTGAACACCAGCAAGGCCCTGTGCTTCGAGTTCAAGAGAAGAAACAATTTTTACTGATCCATACATTCCGTTAAGACGGGTCTGAAGCATGTCAAGTTCTGATTTGTCTGTTACTACACCGCTATTGGAGTATGTTTTTTCACCCATAGCTGTATATTCAGTGCTTGGGATAACCAGAACATCTGCGGAAATTGTATTTTTAGATCCAGTCCATACATTGCCAACCAAAGATGCGAAAAATGTTACTCTCTGCTCGGAAGTTGCAGCGGCAAAAGTTGCCCCCATATCTGTAACAATATCAACATAGGAGTTATTTGCTATCCCCGTTAACCCTAAGTTTGCTTGACCAATAAAGGCAGTGCGGTTAATCATGTCTTCGTAATTTCTCAAACATGCTTTTACTTTTTCACCGTCAAGAGAAATATTTTTCTCCATTGCTGTCCAAAGTTCGTTAATGTTGTACTCAAACCCCGTCTCAGATACATACAAAATTTTTGCAATTTCTTCTTTTGCAACATCTGAAAGTTCGAAATCGTCTGAAATTCTTTTCTTCAATTCCATCCAGCCGACAGAGTCAACTACATACTGCACCATAGAGTTATCGCCTTTTGAAGCTTTTGCACCAAAAGGGATAATCTCTCTCGCTATTTTCTTACCGTACTGCTTCTCAACAGTTTCTGATAAAATTCTTCGTGTTTCGTCTTCAAAAAATAATCCAACACTCATGTGCTATCCTTTCTATTCAAAAATGCGAGTAATTGCTACGCGCACCAATTCGCCTGCACCTGCAGACTCCGCAAAAATAACACCGGGTACTTCTACCGCTGTCGCCTCGTCTTCACCCACGCCGCCTGTTGCATCTGCATCGCCACGGATTGCGCCTATTACATTTGTTACACCAGTGCCTGTTCCAAAACGAACAAATACCGATCCGCCTTTTACAACCGCTGCTTCTGCCTCAACTACGATATAACCAAAGTTAATAAATGGAACATCTAAGTTAGTAGCTGAATCATAAGACAACGCTTCATTTGTGTTGTATTGATTTGTATTTGAAAGGTCTCTTTTTACGATTCCTACAAAAACATTATTTGCTGCGGTAAATGGAATTACTTTCGCACCCGTGCCTCTTGCAAGTATTGCCCCGTCCAAAACTGTGCCACTCTCTAGGATAGCATGTTTATTATTTACGATTTGAGCCGTATCGACTTGACCTACGTATCGTTTTGCTCGATCCTGTGTAACTGATAGCTGTGTGTAATTAGCTACTGCCATTATTTATCCTTTTTTTTCTCTATGAGCTTTTAAAATGCTATTCATATCAGCTGAGTAATTCCCAGTTTTTACAATTGCCCCGCCGCTTGCCTGTGTACCTTTGTACCCGTCTTTTTGTAGCTTCTTAGCCACTTTTGCCTGATCTACCGAAATACGATAAACCATTTTCAAAGATGCTTTGTCGATAGAATCGAATGAGTGTTTACCAGCAGTGATAGCAGAAAGGATCTCTTTGCGTTTTGAGTCGTTAGATTTCTCCTTCAGTTCAACACCAAGTTCTTCAGCATCTTCTGCGATTTCTACAGACTCGCCCGCCATTTCTTCGGCCTCTTCAGTTGTGACCATGCCTGCAAGTTGTTCTTGAAGTGCTACAAGTTCGAGGGTCTTCTCTTCGATTACTTTAGTAAGCTCTTCGACATTAGCGCCGATTTCGTCTACTTCTTTTTTCGCCTCGTCTGCTCTTTCCATTGCTTCATCTTTTTGCTTTTTTAGCTCTGAGATGTAGCTTGTGACTTCGGCTTCGTCCATTGTTACGGATTTGCCATCCAGTTGGATTTTGATTCCCATTTCTTTACCTTTCGTATCTAAATTTATTTTGCAAGTGTTGCCACATCGGCCAGCCTCTACGACTGCGACATGGTTTACTTTTATATTGCGCTGTACGAACTGATAAGCGGTGCCGTTATGCTCTCCGCTTTCTTCTACTAAGTCGCGTGTATACCCTGCGGATAGCTCCCGTTTTCCTTCCTGTATCTTCTCGATAAGTGCAGAGTCGGTTACTGTAATTTTCGCTACTACATAATATTCCCTGTCTTTAGTAAACCCGTATGCGTCAGAAGTGTTACCTAGGGATAAGTGGTTAGTGTCTGAACTCACTATGCCCTCGTCCGGGTGATCGTCTGTGACTACCGCCCCGTTATATGTCGAGAGGGATGCTACAACCTCATCAACTGGCCTGAATACAATAAAGACTTTGTTTGCGTCTTCCCCCGTCTGGCCTAATTCGTAGCCCATATACTCCTGCAAGCCGGAGCGTGCACAAATACCTGTTGCTCGCATAAAACCACTGTCAGGGCAAATTTCGTATTTAAACTTTTCTATAGCATCTTCCCTTATGATTTATGTGCTGTATTTTTACATAATTCAAAATATAAGTTAAATTAATATAAAAATTTATATATTTATGTTATAATTATTGATATTGATTCAAGGATATTCGATGAGTAAACCGGTATATATAAGCGACCATGTGTTTAAGAAGTTGGAGTTTGAGAAAGCAGTAGATGGTAGAACATTGAAAGCCATCGTTGATAATGCTTTGGATATGTACATTGATTTTAAAAAAAGTGAGAGACTTTTAAAGAAGGATGGAAGATGAAAGACATAATGTTTTCGTGGGGCGATAATAAGTTTTCAATGTCTAGCGATAGTGCAAGCCTTAATTATAGTATTGGAGGAGATGCAAAGCTCGTATTTGAAAATACTTTTTCTAAGCTCGAGGCAATAGAGATTTTAGAAGAGGTGCTTAAAATCATAAAAGAAAAAGAATTAAAAAAGGATTGGAGATGAATATAAAAACTATTTTAATATTTGGCGGTTCTGTATCCGGTGTTGTTATTATTGGGTTTTTGCTTATATGGCTAATGGCATTTATTGCAAACTCTTATATTCCAACTTTTGATGCGCTTAGAGCAGTGTTGGCTATGGTAGTCGGTGGTTTTTTTGTAGGAGTATTGGCGCATATATTTATTGAGATTGGTGAGCATATTGATCGAAAGGATGGAAGATGAACAAATACGAAAAAGCTTTTGAACAAAAAAAAGAAGCTGAAAAATTAGGGTATTGGATGCGAAGTTTTATTGATGAAAATAATGGGTCTTGTGAGGTAGGACATTTTGGGTATGAAGATATAATTCATACCTTTGTTTATGAAGATGAGATAGAGGCTATTAATTCAGCATTTGTTTGGATAAAATATGTTGACTCTAATCCACCACAAAAGCAAATGAGCAGGTGCAGTTAATGGCCTGCCCAGGGAACTGATACTCGCCATCCACCAAAAGCCCTTTATCGAGTGGGAATACCTTCCCATTTGCTGCAATGTGACTTTTGCGAGGAGTGTAGTTTTTAGTCTTAACAAACTTGGGCTTCACCCACTCCCCCTTAGTTATCCCCGCCGCCTCGGCTCTCTTCTTTGATAGCATAGTGTTTATCGTTGTAGTCTGATCTCTTGCTATCATCTTAGCACGCTTTGCGCTGGCCCCTGTTGCCTCTTCTATCTTTTTCCCAAGAGATGCGAAGTCCTCGCCTTCCATCATTCCATTATAGACAATCTTCTCTATTTTGTCAAAATGCTCACTGCCGATTGAGGTTATTAGGTCCACCTGATTTTGTATTGCTGTCCCCACAAAATCTTTTAGGTTTTCTCTTTTTAAAATATATTCTAAATCGATGCCAAGCGCCTCAAGAGCACTACCTATCTTTTTAGAATTATAGGAGTCTATTCTCTTATAGAATGTTTTTGCTAAGTTGGTCGACATCTTGTGCGTAAATCTAGCGCTGTATAACTCTTTTCGTTTATTGATAGTAGCGCGTAGATCATCGGCAGGCGCGTCTCCTTGATATCTACCCTCATTCTTTTTGAGCTCTTTGATTATCTGCGCTTGATGTTCTTTTAGCCACTCCACGCGGACAAGTAGTGCTTTGCGATATTGTATCTCTACTTTTCGGGGTTCTCTTATAGCGCTTGTTTTACGCATTATTGTATCGTGCTCACTGTTGACTCTGACCAAAGCAGATTTATCCCGTATGCGACTGTTGAACTGTCGGTATTTTCAATTTTAATTAAATAATCTGTGTTTCGCTTTAAAACACGACCGCCCCCGATTGACAAGTTTGCGTTCAATATGTTTACGCCTACCCCTGTGAGCGGGTGGAAGATTGATGGCAGAGGGGTGCCGTTATCTGTAACGGTTGGCGCGTTAAATATTTGAATAGTATGTGCATCGCTATAATTTCGGTTAAAGTTTTTGCCACTTACTGGTGTTCCATTCAAGGTCGTAGTAGGTGCTTCAAATAGAGATATTCTAATTCCCCCTTTTGCAAATTGGCCCGTGATGCTATGAAAATGAATTTCTTTGGCTCCTACTTTCCCGAGAAGTACGATAGAGGATGAGGCGGGGATCGTGCCTTCTTTATCCATTCCAAACATATTGCCGTTATGTATTTCGGTCTGCTGTTCGGTTGATGAGGCAATATATCCTAATTTATCATTTACAGTTGTCATACCAGCTCCTCTTCAATTTCGAATGGTTCCATCTCTTCCATGGCTTTAATGGTATCGTCTACGTCTTCGCCCTCTAATATTCCCCAATCTGCCATTCTATGTACTAGAACGCTATCAGGTATTTCAAGACTTGACATCTTTAGTATCGTGTCCATGTTGATTGTTCTAATGTCTGCCTCGTCCTTTTCAGATTTAGGGAACGGGTTCACCCAGTCGTAGGTTGGCTGCTCGATACTGATGCAAGCCGAAATAATTTTATCTACTTTTTCCAAGAATGGATCTATCGTAATTTCACGCATCGTAGATAGTCTGTCTGTGAAGATTGATATATCGCTGTCGCCCGTTGCATTCATGCCGTCAGGGCTTTTTCCTAAGAAGATAGTGGCAGGGATTTCAGAAGCGGCTGCTATGCGGTTAAGTGATTGAATATCCATCGTGTCAAACCCTGCGAAGGCCTGCGTTATTCTCTCGTAAGTCTCTGCATTTTGGCCGTTAGCCCCTGCGTCCTTGACCCAAGTATTTAGGGTGCTCATTGCACTCTGCGCTATTCTAACCCGCTCTTTTACCTGCTCTTCTTGACCGTTCTTTATCATCATAGAAAGATTTGGGATTCCCATGATGTCAACGGTTGCTTTCTTCATCATGTTGGCTACGCTTGAAAGAAAAACATCGTCTGCTATAAGTTGACGATATATGATCTCGATTTGAGAAATACCCCAGTATTGTTCCGTGACCATTTCATCCCACGGCAATGTATCTGTTATGAACTTATGACATCGTGATGGGTGATATCGTGCCGATCGTCCATTGATAGTTACTAAGTAGCTTTCGGGCTCCATAAAGTTATCGCTGAGCGGGTCCTGCTCGATACCGGTAAATGTAACTTTCCATCTGTCTACGATTACAACTCTTTTAAAGCTATCTTCTTTCAAGGCTTTATAGTTTATAGGCTGATCTGGAGAGAGGCCATCATCAACAATCAAAACCGCCATCGACCCGCCAAAGAGTGCCGCCCATTTTAGAGCTTCGGACGTTTGAGTTTTGAGTTTGATTTTGCGCTCGATCTTCATAAAGGCTTCATCTTCGATTTTGCGCCACCCTTTGACCGCATAGCTTGCAGGAATCGAGACCGCTTTCTTTACCCAGATATTGCCTCGGTACATTCGTGAGAGCATAGTGTAGTTGCGAGTGACGTAATTTGCAAAGCCCATCATGCCTGTGGCTAGGATATCCTTTTCGCCGCCTATGCCGCTAAGTGCATCACGCAGGCCATCGTTTTGGGTCTTTCTTGCGTGTGTCCTGTTTGATCTTTGGCCTCTGCTCATTCCTATGCCTTATTTATAAGTTTTGCTTAAATTATAGCGTATTTTGTTACCACCACATTGATGAGGCGTTTTTAGCATCTTCGAGGGCGTAGCGGATTCCGTCTATGTTGTGGTTGTGCTTGTCGAGGATAGTTTTTGTTATCTGCCCACTTGCTTTATCGACTTTATACGAGTACCTTAACAATTCTGTTTTTGTGTTTTCGCATCTTGGGTGAACGATTATCTTGTCAAAACTTCGCATAAAAGTTATCCCGTCTTCTACACTGCCTTTCCCTTTCTGTGACGGCTGAACATTAAACCCGTGCTTTACCATGTGCGCGATTGTTTCCGGGCGCGCGTTGTCTGCTTTAATGATGTGCTCTCTAACGCCTGGCACAGTATCCCAAAGCGCAGGCAGTTCTTCAAGCCCCGTACTTGTCGCTCGTGCGTCATGTCCGTATGGCCTATCGTTGATCTCATAATCCAAAAATAAGCAGTTAGCCCCATATGTATCATGCGCGCCTATGTAACACCTGTTCAATGTGTTCGGGTCGTTACTAAAGCCCCAGTCTGCCCCGTAGTAGAAGTGAGTGCCAGCCTTAGCCTTAAAGTCTTCTACTGTCCACTTGCCATTGAATATCTGCTCTTCGGTGTTCTTCTTAAGTTCACCATCCCAAATATGAGAGGCCAGCGCAGGATCATTTCTAAACATTGCGTCTTTTTGGTCTTGTAGTTCTTTTGGAAAGTATTTATTGTCGTTCCAGTTTACTTTTATGACTATAGAGTTCTCTTTTGTGTTTGTTATGAAGCTCTTATAAATGATGTCGTCTTCAAAACGTGGGTTAAAGCTTATCCATATTTCACTGCCTGGTTTTCGGATTGTTGGATCTAGCACTTCCCAACTCATAGCAGATATGCTTTCGGCCTCTTCTATCCACACCACATCAACGCCCTCGAAGGATTTAATCTTTGATAGATTTGAGTATAACCCCTTGAAAAGGAACTCGCTTCCGTTATCGTGCCTAATTACATCGTTTTGTACTGTGTAGCCCGGTAACTCTAGTAAGTCGATTTGATCTTTTAATAGTTTATGCACTGAGTCTTTTATGGAGTCTTGGATTTCGCGTACACACAAGATACGCATTGGTTTTTGCATTGCTTTCAAGAGTAGTATTCTGGCTATTGTCCAGCTCTTGCTCGAGCCCCTTCCGCCGTAGGTCACCTTATATCTTATTTTTTTCGTTGCAAAAGATTTTAGTTTTGAATTCAGAGTTACTTTCATTCCCACTCTACGGTTATGTTATTTTGCTGCGCGTTGGTGTTCTGAATGTTTACTTGACTGTTTGCGTGGCGTGGTGCTAGCTCTAGTGTTACAGCATTTTTGTCTATACCCTCATCGATTGTTTTTAAATCGTTTGCGCTTAACTCTACTTCTATAATGATAGGCTCTTTAGTTAATGGTTTGCCGTCATCGCTGTAAAATGTTTTTAGTTCTATTACCTGCTTTGTGTTTTTTGTAAGCATTTGATTTTTTCTTATGAGTGATAAGTTCGCGGTGCTAAACAGTAACGACCTATTGCCTGTTTCGTCTTGTATCTGTTCGTCAAGTATTGTAATCTCATAATCACTTAGCTTGGATAATTTTTCAACAGTGCTGTTGATTTTTATATCAAGTGTTGATTTTTCATTGTCTATTGCCTTTATATCGGCTTTGAGCTGTTGATTTTTTGATTTAGACCAATTTTCTGTTTTTGCTTTTTTTGATATTGTAGTTCTGTTTATCTCTGTCTCTAGTTCTATTTGCGTAAGTGATAATCCTTGTTCAAATAATGCTTTTGCTTTATTCCATAACTCTTGATTAATTGCCATTCTATTCCCATGTCATATCAAAAAGTGTAAGTTGATTTAACTGCCACTCATTGCAAAACTTATTTAGTTTATCTACTCGCATATCGTAAAGCTGATTTAACTCTGACTCTATAATCTCTAGATTTAAACACTCTAAATTTTTAAAAATTGTTTTACGTCTATGCTCTGAATGCGTGAAGTGTTTAATAGCATCTACTACACACTCTATATCATAGATACTGTCATTCTCAACTGTATTTAAGTACCATACACCGCAAGGGAGTTGCACTACTTCGTCAAGCGATAACAATTCATCGTCACATGAGCATACTCTAACGATATCCCCCTTATAAATCTCTTTGCCGTCTTTGTCTTTTAAACCTGTGTATTGCATAGGCTCTGGATTGTCATACTTAGTAATATCTTCAGTATTTGGGTTCTTATAAAAGCATCCATCTTTTCCACACAAAACATCGTACACCA